TGGAAACAGAAGCACCCGAACAGTGGAGTAGCCATACATACACTACATTAGATGGTGGTCAAGTTACACAAGAAGAAATTGAAAGTGCCCGCAGAGACTTGGATGAAAAAACATTCCGTCAAGAGTTTTTAGCCACATTTGAAACATACACTGGTCGCATATTTTACAACTTTGACCGTAAGCAACACGTTAAAAAATGGGAGCCCAAGGGCACCAGAGATTTAGAAATTGTTTACATTGGCATGGACTTTAACATTGACCCCATGTCAGCAGTGGTATTTGTGCGTGAAGGAGACTGTTTACATGCCATCGACGAAATCCGTTTGTTTTCTTCTAACACCCAAGAAACAGTGGAAGAAATTACAAGTAGATATGCAAAGAGCAAGATCTGGTGTTATCCAGACCCAGCCAGCAGACAACGCAAGACCAGTGCTGGCGGCGCTACTGACCTCACCATCCTACAAAATGCAGGCTTTATCGTCAAATGTCCTCACAGCCACAACCCAGTGCGTGACGGAATCAACGCTGTCAATGCAAGACTTAAAAGTGACGCAGGAGAAATAAAATTGTTTTTTGATCCACGTTGCAAGCACACAATAGAAAGCATGGAAAGATTTACATACAAGGAAGGCAGCAGCCAACCAGACAAGGATTCAGGCTATGATCACATGGCAGACGCATTGCGTTATGCTGTGGATTATATGTTTCCTATTAAGAAAGACACCAGCGATATCGTTCAGCCACGACGTTGGGCACATAACATTGGAGTTTAATAAAAATGAGTAATGCATCATCGCTGTTTCAACAATACCTACAAGTTACTAGCAGTAACACCTTGTTTAACGACTACAAAGATCGTTGGCAATTTTATTTAGAAAGTTACATGGGCGGTAGTGAATACCGCAGTGCTGGACACCTAGTGCGCTATCAATTAGAAACTGATAAAGAGTATACTGCTAGACTGGATTCAACACCCTTAGACAATCACTGTAAAAGTGTTATAAGTGTTTACACAAGTTTCTTGTTCCGTGAACAGCCAGATCGTGACTTAGAAACATTAGAATTAATAGATCCCATGTTAAGCAACTTTTTAGAAGATGCTGACTTAGAAGGTCGCAATTTAAATGCCTTTATGAAAGAGGCTAGCATTTGGGCTAACGTATTTGGACACAGTTTTATACTTGTTACCAAACCCAATGTGGGCGCAGTAACAATGGCAGACGAAATTGCCATGGGTGTTAGACCTTATGTTAGTTTGATTACACCCCTAACAGTTATTGACTGGCAGTGGAGTCGTAGCCCACTAGGTGCTTACGAATTAGTTTACTTTAAGTATTTGGAAGAAGCCAACGCTGACATAGAAGTAATTAAAGAGTGGACCAAAGACACAATTACCACTTACACAGTGGATAAAAATCAAAAAACAATTAATGGTGAAGTTGTTGAAGCAAATGGCTTGGGCTTAATCCCAGCAATACAACTGTATGCAAGTCGCAGTCCTGTGCGTGGCATTGGTTCTAGTAGCATCAGTGACATTGCTGACCAACAACGTGCTATCTACAATGAATACAGCGAAATAGAACAGTTAATTAGATTAACTAATCACCCTGCCTTGGTTAAAACTACAGATGTAGAAGCAGGTGCTGGTGCTGGTGCAGTTATACAAATGCCAGACAACATGGACCCAGGCTTAAAGCCCTACTTGTTAGAGCCAAGTGGTAATGGACTAGATGCAATATATGCCAGCATTGCCGCTCGTGTGGACAGCATTGACAAAATGGCCAACACTGGTGCAATACGCACAAATCAAAGTAGACAACTAAGTGGTGTTGCTATGCGTACTGAGTTTGAATTGCTTAATGCACGTCTAGCAGAAATGGCTGACAACTTGGAACTTGCTGAAGAACAACTGTGGCAATTCTATTGCTTGTATCAAGGAACCACATGGGATGGCGAAATACATTACGCTGACAGTTTCAACATACAAGATGACATGAAAGAATTTGAGAAACTCATGATGGCAAAAGGTGCCGCTACAGATCCAGTAGTGTTCCGCGCCATTGACGAACAAATATTAGAACTGTTAGGTGAGGAAAAAGAACGCTTGCCGTTTATTGACCCTAACCCACAGCCAGGTAGAACATACCCTGATGGTGAGGCTATTCCAGACAGTTTGCCTAATGCTTATCAAGATGCAGCCAACCCAGAAGTTCCTGAGGGACAAAACTGTGGCAACTGTGAATACTACAAGCCAGGTGAGATGTATTGTTACAAGTTTGATGCTCCAGTTCGCGCAGTATTTTGGTGCGCCAAATGGGAAATTAAAGAAGAAAATTATTAAAAAGGAGAACGCAATGGGATATCCAAAGAAAAAGAAAATGCCTAAGCCGCCTAAACGCAAGGGGTACTAAAATGGCAACGTATAAAGGTAGTCAATGTAAATGGAACTGTCAAGGGCATATGGCTGGTGAAGCCTATGCGCTTAATGGTGGTAGACTACTGACAAAAAGCAGTAGCAGTTTCAACAATGGCATGCGTATAGCGCAAAAAGAATTAAAAAGCCAAGGAATTGTTACTAGAATGCGTAAGCCTAAATAAGTCATTTTAACTGCAAATAACAGTATTTGCACTAAATAACTATACAACAAATAACTCTGAAAGGGAGGCGAGGTTACAATGACCGAACAAGAAACATTGGCAACAAACGACGCAACTGATGCGGCAGATTTAGATCTAGAAAATCAGGCACAAGCAACCAAAACTTATACGCAACAAGAAGTTGACAACATGATGGCTCGTATGAAAGGGTCATTAGAAAAGAAACTGCTTAAACCATATGCAGACCTTGGTGATCCAGAAGAATTACGCTCACTGCGAACAGAAGCAGAGAAACGTGCTCAGGAACAACAATTAAAGCGTGGTGAGTTTGAAAAGACTCTGCAAGAGATGGCTGCTAAAAAGGATGCTGAAATCCTCAAGAGAGATAGCATCATTAAGGAATACAAGGTCAATACACCCTTGTTAAGTGCCGCCGCAAATTACAAAGCAGTTGCACCCGAACAAGTAAAAGCGTTATTGGCCAATCAAGTGCGCCTTAATGAAGATGGTGAAGTAGAAGTTGTAGACACTAAAGGTGGCGTTCGTTATACGGACAAAGGTTCACCATTAGGCGTAGACGATCTAGTGCGCGAATTTCTAGATTCGAATCCGCATTTTAAATCTGCATCGCCTGCTACGACTAACACCAAGTCAAATGTCTCTAGTGGTTCAAACGGCAAAATAGATTTATCAAAACTGGATATGAAAAATCCAGAACACCGTAAGGTCTATGCGGAACACCGCAAGAGCAACGGTTTAGCCTAATACACAACAAGGAGAATTATTATGGCCGGTTCAACAACAACAACATTAAACGACCTATTGCCAGCAATTACTGCTGAAGCAATGTTCGTTGCAAACGAGCGTTCAATCATGCGCGGTCTCGTTAAGAATTATTCAATCCCAGCAAGCAACGGTAAGACAATTACTGTGCCTATCTACCCAGTACAAAGTGCAGCCGCATTGACTGAAGGTGATGAGGTAAGCAACACAGCAGTATCTACTGATGGTGTAACATTAACTGTATCTACAGTTGCTATCCGTACTATGATTACTGACCTAGTACGTGCAAGTTCAGCCTCTAACGTAGTTGCTGACATGGGTCGTTTGTTTGGCGAAGCAATTGCCAAGAAAATGGACAAAGACTTGTTAGCCCTATTCAGTGGCTTTGCAACAGGCGTTGGTAGTGCTTCAACAGCAATGTCAGCAGCCTTAATTGCTAACGCAGTTGCACGTCTACGTGCTAATGCTGTTCCTAGCGACAATTTGGCATGTGTGGTTAACCCATACGTTGCTTATGACTTGAAGTCAAACTTAACAAACACATTTGCAAACCCTAACGCTGGTATTATCCAAAACGATGCAATGGCTACTGGTTATGTTGGTACACTATTTGGTGTTCCAGTATTTGAATCCAGCAACATCGCTAACACTGGCACTGCTGGTGACTACGTTGGTGCAGTATTCCACCGCGATGCATTAGGTCTTGCTATGATTGGCGACATCAGTATCGAAACTCAGCGTCGTGCTAGTTTTGTTGGTGATGACATCGTTGCATCAGCACACTACGGTGTTGGTGAACTATATGACGGTTACGGTGTTAAAATCACTGCTGACAGTTCATTAGT